CAACCCAAATGTTCCAAGACACTATATCGGGGAAAACCGAGAAGAACTACGTGACGAAAGCCTTTGATGTGATGAATCGTTTGCTAAACTCTTTCGAAGTTACCCGCGATGAACGACTTCGGTGTAATAGGATGTGTAACGCCACGGAGGATTGTGTAGATTTAATGAGTAAAACACCAAACAGTGTTGCATCAGCAATTATTCACATAGTTTTGGGGAGTAAAGTTACAAAGGTGGAGATGTGTGAAAAGTGTTCGGTGTCTATCCCAACACTGAATAAGATAGAGGGTATCATAAAAAAACACTTAGAGGTTAAAGGTGTAGTTTAAAAAATGACCAAGTTGTTTCTCGCCACACCATGTTATGGTGGCCTATGCTTAGAAAAGTATATGTCTAGTATTATTCAGCTTCAGCTACTTTTAATAAAAGAGGGAATTCAACTTTATCTCGACACAACCGAAAATGAATCACTTGTCCACCGCGCCCGTAATGTATCTGTAGGTCGTTTCATGCAAAAAACGGATTGTGAATATTTTATGTTTATCGATGCTGATATTCATTTCGATCCAACATCAGTTGTTCGCCTTGTTAGGTCTGGTCACGATTTATCTGTAGCATGCTACCCAAAAAAAGTCGTAATGTGGGATCAAGCAGCCAAGGCTGTCAAGAATGGAGACGATCGTGATATGTCCATGCTATCTTCAAGTCTTGTCATTAATTTCGGCGCAACTAATCGACCTGTTACAAATGGATTTATTGAAATTCTTGATGGACCAACAGGTTTCATGGTCATCAAACGCTCGGTATTCAAAGACCTCGAAGAAAAGTTTCCGGAACTCTGGTGTAAGAATGATCACCAAAATAGAGACTTTGATGATTATCACGCCGCATTTGATTGTATGATAGATCCAGAAACCAAGAGGTACCTCTCAGAAGACTATGCATTTTGTCGTCGTTGGCAACAAGCTGGTGGTAAAATTCATGCAGATGTTAATACGACACTGGGACATGTTGGTAATTTACCATTTACCGCATGCTATAATGACAGGCTTAAGGCTTAGATGTATATTCAATACATGAAGTTGGCTACTATTATAGTATCGAGATCTAAATCATGTAGTGTTAAAACTCTTCACGTAGTTCTTAAAATTAATATTAAATGCTTACAGAGTAATATTAATAATGAAATCGCATATGTGAATGACAATCCATATGATAAGGCTGAAATTATCCAAAAATACATGAAGTCACATGAACGCATTATTTTTATCGATCATGGTATAGGGATAGACGATGATTCTATACAGCAACTTTTAGAACCACATGAAAATATTGGGTGCCTAGTTATGCCAGGTCCATTAGAAGGTATTGATTGGGATATGTTCAAATCCAAAGTAAAAATTAATTCATCTGAACCAGTTCACCAAATGGGATTGACATTTGACACCGTGTTGGGGAAGAAGATTTCTGACAACATATACCATGTTTTACAAACAGAATCAAAATGCTGGATGATGAATACGAAAAATGTGATTAAGACTATCAAAGATAGAAAATCTGGAACGTGGAAAATTAGTCCAAAAATATTTGATAAATTCAAAGAGCAAGGAGTGAAAATTTATGCATTTACAGCATCTAAGTTGACGATAACTTATACACATGAATGTATAAGTAACATACTAAACGCCGCTGGTGTTAAAGTTAATTAAAGTTATTTTTTCAAATAAAGATATGTCCATCGATAATGATTCACCACTTTACAAATATGTTGTGAATTATATACACACGTGTTGGAAGAGTAAGGACTATTTCCCGGGACCCCAACCTATCTCAATTGAACGCCGACATTTCCCAATTCTCAAGGGTGCAGAATACCTAGTGTGTGAGAAGACGGATGGTGAGCGATATATGATGGTTGCCCTCATGTTCCAAGGTAAAAAGAAATGCCTATTTGTCAACCGTTCCTTCAACATGTTTGAAGTCTCAATCAACCTGAAAAAGGTGGCCTACGAGGGAACCATCCTCGATGGTGAACTTTACGAGAATACCCTCATGGTATATGACGCAGTCTTCGCCAATGGTGAACCAGTTTGGGATTTGAATCTGATGCTAAGACTGGAAGCATGTAAGATTGTAACCGGGTCTATCATCTACATGAAGCATGACAAGTACCGTCTCAAAGTCAAGACATTTCACCAAATGAGGGACTATAACAAGTTCTTGGATGTGTACCTCCCCACCGTCACCCAACGTATCGATGGACTCGTTTTCACACCAGTTAACGAACCAATAAGGATTGGCACCCATGAGACGATGTTTAAATGGAAACCTAAGGAGAAGAATACAGTGGACTTTCTCATGAAGAAGGAACCTTCATGGGAAGTGCCGGGCACGGTTGGTGGTCCCCTAGCATGGAGACTCTATGTACAGGAAAAGGGGAAGTTGGTGTTTGAATCCGAAGTTGCAATGGACCTGATGAATGAACCATGGTTCGAAGAGGGAGCCATTGTTGAATGTGAATTCGTGGACGATGGGAAGCGTATGTGGTGGAGACCCCTAAAGAGGAGGACGGATAAGACACATCCCAATGGTAGAAGGACATTTTACCGAACGATTGTCAATATTAGGGAGGACATCAAGATGAAGGAGTTTTTAGATTGTAAACCATAAAGTAGAATCCAGCCTCTTCAGGTAATGGACATATTTTAATATCATGATCGTTTATAAAATGCCACTTGTTTCTACATTTTACAAATGATACGTAGTGTCCATCGTTTTGATCACCCTCGTGAAGCGCGGTCGCCACGAGATTATATTCAAATGAATCGATAACAATAGTCTCTATAATTTTGATGTTACTCTTGGTGTCAAATGAAATCATCAAAACTTGGGGGAGCTCCGAAAAGCGGGATCGCGTCGTAGCCACGTTGTGCACCTTACCCTCGGTGTCCTCAAAGTTTTCTAACACATTCCAATCCATACTCCTTTTTAGCATATCTCCCAACTCATTGCCATTAGAAGTCACCAAATGAACACTGAAGGGTTCTTCACTTGTTGACTTTCCACCCGGCCAAATAGTTTCTTGAACCTTCTTACCGTAAAACCATGGTTTTATGAATGGACAAGAACGCTCGAGAATGTCTATGATGCACAGGATTGCTTCCTGGACATCGTGTTGCTCCCTAGATTTAAAACGTGGGAACTCTTCTCGGAATCTAGCTAGGAGTGTCAAGAGAGATAGTTCTGGACGACCACTCGTCCAATAGACTGTAACAAATTTAGAATACACTTGGGTAAATCTACATTCTCCTTCGTATGGTTTTTTTAAATAGTAGTTTGTGAGAACTGGTGTATGTAGAAGGCATTGAACAGCTGTATTAAAATAACAGGTGTTCCCGAGGTTGGTAAAACCCTTCATTACATTTTATCGATAAAAAAGGCTTAAGTAAAAGACGCAAAATATAAATGTTAAGTAAAAATCACAATGGATATTAAGCACATCACCGATACCATCCTCCCCACATTTGAGGCCCTCAAGACTGAAGAGAACATCGAAGTTGAAATTCGCCTCGGGAAGCACAATGGTTCCCTCTTCGATACTAATGTGGGCAGGGATACATGGGAACGCATCCTAAAGGGGTTGAAGAACTATGATGGGTGGGAGTCCACCAACTATACCGAGTCTGACGTATACTACAACGATAACAGTAACGTGCGGATCACATCCAATGAAGACACGGGGGAGCAGACGATGATTCAAAAAATAAGTGTCGTCAAGGAGGACTTCAAATGCGAACCCCTTGATGTGAGGGTGTGTATCGCTCGGGAGATCCCCACCTCTGGGGAGTATGAGATGGATAGGAAGAGGACAAAGATGCGCCATTCATTCGTGCGCAAGAACCTGAGCATCGACATGACAATCTCTTCGGGGGACAACGTCGACATGGACTCGGAGGAGGAGTCCTCATACCAGATTGAACTTGAGATTGTGAAGCCCGGTGATGTGGATTCGGTCTACAAGTTGTTCAACATCATCAACAAAGTGGCGGACCTCGTGAAAATTATGTGAACCTAATATATAATAGCAGTAGTGGTAATTATTGTTATACTAATTTTAGGAACTGGGGTTTTGTTAGTGGCTGGTAGCCTATCAGTATTCGGACGGTAACTTTTCGCTTATTCGTAGGCCTACTATTTGGATCGGCGTGCACGGCGAGAACTCAAAGTTACCGCTCGCGCCCGTCGCCTCGACGACGCGTTGTGGTGGCGCGACACGTCCCTCCGGGTCCCGCCACCAAAAATCAATTTTCCTTCCATATGGAATCTTTATAGATGTTACACCGTTCAAAGGCGCCGCTACGGAAACATCTGCCCCGCTGCCGATCTTAAATACTTTACAGTTTTTGTAACCACATGAATAACAAATTTGTACATCCTTATTACAAACTCCCTTACATACCTTAGCTCCATCTTTGTTGATGTCGTACACACACGCCTTACCACCATTCTCAGCCTTTGTAATTGTAATCCAATCACGCTTCTGGACACCAATCGGTGGAATACCACCCTCACCATCACTGTTAAGCTCACACTCAATAGAACCAACAGAACACGGGGACCATTCACCCCATTTACCCACACAATTTATAGGTTCTGGTGCCGGCTCCGGCTCCGTTTCATTAACCTCTTCAGTGGTCTGGGAATCTGGTTCTGGTTCTGGTTCTTGTTCTTGTTCTTGTTCTTCCCCGTCCTCTTTCGTTTTTACATTTGTATATCCACCCATAACTATTGCCACAGAAAGTAACAAAAGTAAGAGGATTGCTAAAAACATACTTACTTTATTTAAATATTTTATTTTCATATTTACTAATTATTTCAAAATGAACAGATATGGGAAAACCGACTATATTCAAGCAACCTGCAAACCCACAACACCGAATTTTTAGAATAATCTAAATGTATAGTAAATGTTACTTTACATTATAGCTGGGATAGTTGTTATGTCTATGATTTATGAGAATGCGGCTACATCTGCGGAGATCGGGGGATCTAAAAACTTTCATATGAGCCAGGGTAACTCCAAAGAAATGTATAACAAAATGGTGAAGGATAATCTATCAGCAGAAAAAGTAAAAAATTTCGTGCAATGGGAGGATAGATTTCTCCAAATTGAACGAAATTCGGTGTGTTCGGGTACACCCAGATTTATCGATGCCATAGCGATTTCAGATTTAATAAAACGTTCATTCCCAGAGTATGATTTTTCCTATCATACGATTCATTTGAAACAAACTGCTGAACCCGAAAAAATTATAAACAAGAGTATAAAGTGCCAATAAGTTTCTTGTGCTTCGGGCTATCAATTTTGGTATAATTATCCAGAATATACATAATCAATCTATTATCATCCTTCCTGTAATAGTCATTAAACTCTATTTCAAGTAGGCTCTTATGATCTTTACTGTTTCGTCCAATTCTAATATAATCGGCTATAATGTATATTATCGCATCCAGAAGTTCTTCTCTTGCCATTTCCAACCATGAATTTGAACGCGTTCCCCACGTTCTTGTATCATCATTTACTCTGACACCATGATTATACCTTTTCAACCCTAGTTCCAGCCGGGAAAGAACTTCGTCCGCGAGCAGCTGTTGCGACAGCGTTCCACTTCTTCCGTGCATTATTTACATTCATATTAGCTCTAAACTTTAACCAAGATTTCTTATAATTTTCCATCTTCTTCTTTGAAGGAGCCGTCTTTTGGTTCATTGCGTATTTGGTGGCGGCGCGTCGGTAGTCATTCTTAAGTCTAGCGTTGACACCAGTGACGTTTACAGTGTTCATGTAGTATTTCTTCTCAAGTTCTCGCTTTCTCTCCATTTTCCATCGAGCCACCATTCTTTTCTTTATAGCATCGACATCCCTTTTAAATGGGACACCTTTTTTGTTTACCTTTGAAATAGAGTTCATTTCCTTCTTAATATTCCTAACATCTTGGTTAAGTGATGGTTTGTACCTCTTCATCCACTTATCACCATAGAGCTTGGTGAGGTCTTTGCGGATAGAATTATCATTTATACCCCTCTTTCTCAAAGCGTTTTGTTGAATCATGGACCTTTCTAAGTTTGCGGCAAAGTTATTGTTATTGTTATTGCTATTGTTATTAGGTGTTTTTGGCTTTGGCTTTGGCTTTGGCTTTGCAAGTTCGTTACGAGCTTTCTCTAATTTTTTACACAAGGAGGTTTTGGTGTCTTTGTTCTCAATGGGGATCTTAAGTATTTTAGCGAAACGTAAAAGTTCTCCTTTTTTCAGGTTCTTACAAGTAGACTTATCAACTTTGAATGTTTTATTACTTCCCGATAAAGAAACATTTTTATTCTTGTTTGTGTTTTTGAACGTGATTATTTTCTTATTTGTTCGCTTTTCAATTTCTTTACATATTTCTTCTTTTGTGGTACTTTTTGTAATACCCACAACACCCATTTTCTTTGCCATGTCTATAAGTTGTGGTTTTTTCATACTTTCACACTTTTTTGCACCAATCATAAATACTTGTGGACGGCGACGTGAAGCAACCGCCTTCTTAACGGGAGTTTTTGCCTTTATTTTACTAATTTTGGGGACTTTACTTTTGGATGCCTTCTTAGGGAACTCACCCGTAATGGTTATGTGGTTGTAAAAATAAAGTTTCTGCATAAGTTCACTCCCATCGTTGTAACCCTTGTTAAGTTCAGTTGGGTTTTTGGAACCGAGAATTTGGATATTCCCCGTGGAAGCTATATTAAATCGATGCCCCTTGTGTGTAATGTAAAGCATGGGAGATAACTCTGGTTCATATGAAACATACGAAAATTCCAGATCACCCGCTTTTCGTGCGATGCCCGCCATATCCTTGAAGTTTCCGTTAATTTTAAATTGACCACTGAGATTGTTATATTCAAAGGGGTTCATTAAAAATGATTGTTTATCGGTATACGCGTTGACAATAAAACGACGGAGAAGTTCTGGTTGATTCTCAATATTTGTTCCTATAAAGCCCCCAGAAAATCGTATTTTCCCATTTCTGTAAATATTGACTGTCGCACCCTTCGTCTCAGTGCCGTTAGTTATTTTCAATTTAATCTGAACCGTAAAAAAATTTAAACCGAGATTACCTTTTGGACCATATTTTGTAGTATGAGAAAAACCCGTTTTAAACTGTCCGTAAATACCCTGTATATCGTCGGTCTCTACATACAAGTCCTCGCCTATAAATGTTCTACCCAAAGGAACCGTCATAAGTATTTTTTTTATATCAATCCGAGGGGTGGTGCCGAAGTCACGATTTACTGTTGCATTAAACATACCCGGATTAAACTTACTGATTGTTACGGGACTGACAACCTGTTTCACAGTTTCTTCATTGACCTCAAAATTAAAATCATTTATATATTTATCAAATTGTCCATAATTGGAATCATTTACAATATTTCTTTCAAGACGTTGTGGAAATTGTTGATTTCGTCCCAAATCGAAATCAACAGTCCGTGAATAGTTAGGTTGAGCCGGTGTAATTTCAACCCCGGAACTCTGTATAAATTCCCTGACCTGTTGGCTCATGTTATTATTTACAAGTATTTTTTTTTTAGTAGTCGTTACTGAGATTTTCATCTTCTTCTGATATAACATCGATTCCGTAAATGATACACTGTCTTTTGTAAAACCTACCCTTGTAGTTTACCGTCTCCTCTCGAACTTCTATGTCTCTGGAACTAAACGGACCCGCGTAAAAGTCCTGATGAAACTTATGCATCCCAAGGTTGTTGTCCTTACAGTGTGAATTAAACGCGGAGACAAATAACTTCTGGGGAACAAATTTATCAACCCCTCTGACAACATTAGTAGATTCCAGGAAGTTCGTCAAGCTACTCGCCACCATGGCAACCTGTTTCTGGATCGTCTTGAAATACTTCGGGACAACATTCCAAATATCCTTGTCACTATATTTTTTAGAATAATCCAAATAAGCTCTAACACATTTACACAGAATTTTGGGTAACTCCCGGTCCAATTTCTTATCTAGAAGCGGATCAGCCTCCTGAACTTGTTTACCGAAGTTCCATGGAAGAATGCGCCGGAGAACGGAACCGGAATTGTCCTTCCAATTGGGAACTTCATTTCCACCCAATACACCCGGGACGTTCCACTCAATCGATACAGCTGTCTTATTTTTAACTGCTACAGATACATCCTCACCTGACACAATAGACTGAAACTCAGCCTGTTCAAGGGCGAGATCACCCTTTACCTCTGGGGCTATAAACATGAATGAGTCCTTGATCGCAGAAAGTCCAAACTTTTTCTCGATGTTGTTGGATAATGTCCCAACATCCTCGTTTTCGTAAAACTTCTTGAATACTTTGGTAATCAAGGTCGATTTACCCGAACGAGCGATGCCTTTGAAAAAAGGGATGATTTGCCAACTATCTAGGTCATTCACATCGAAGCAGAGACGTCCACCCATCACGTAGGCCCAGTTACACACCTCATCTTCAAATTTTTGGTATTTCAATACACTGTCAAAGTAGGGGGTCGGGATGTCCTGCCAATTTTCCAACTCTGAAAAATCGTCAAACTGTTGATCAAAGTATTTGCAAGAAACTATAGTTGGATCGAGGCACATACATTCTTTACTTTCGTAAGGGTAGAAACGGCAATCGTATACCCCCTCCGCGATGTATTGTTTACCAACAAACACCCCATTTTTAAAAGACCAGACGTGCCGCCGTTTCAGAATATCTGGAAACTGTTGATCGACGCATTTGGAAATATTTTCAATTGTATCTCGGATAATAGATCCCCTACTGGTAAAGTTCTTCCAGTTTACAAAGTCAGTGTCCTTATCGGATATGGAATTAACGAATTTTTCGATAGTAAATTTGGGCGTCCATGCACGGGTCCGGAATCCATCAATTGTTTTGATCTCTTCACAACAGTATCCCTTGTATCTCCGATAACCGAGCTTGTAGATCTCATCCAAAGTGCGAAGGAGACATTTTTGAAAAGGGGTGGCGGATTCAATTTCTTCCTCATCCATTGTTGACGGATCAGAAGGCGAAACAACTTGGGGTAACGCGGTTGGATTTACCACCCGTTCGTAAGATATGAAATGTCTCCTGACGTTTTCGTAAGCATCCTCAATTTGTTTAAGGATGTTATTGATACGTTTACACAGGGTGATTCCATTTTCATTAGGATCATTCTGAAGAACTCCCAAAGCCCGAGCATGATTCTTCAGGTCAGTGCATAGACGTGAATTCTTCTCTTTGATTCCCTTGATGGCCAGTATGTCGATCTTAGAGGGGTCGGGTTGACCGGAACTGTCAAAACCCTCATGATGCATAAACTGACGATACCCCAGTTCACGAGCGTTTCTAAAATCATTCGCCTTGAGATCCCAGCAAAATTCTAGGTTATTGATGTATGTTAGAACGTGCTCATAGTTCATCGACAGAATTTGTTCCTTTTGAAGCTCTACCAGAGATTCAAATAGGTTTGGACTCTTATCGATGAAGTGGGTCGCTTCCATTTCTATTAATACTATGTTATTCTCTAAGCATTTTTTTGTATTTTAGTCAACATTTTTATCAGTATTTTATTTTGGGTCTGCAACTGTAAAGCAATATTTACTAGTGCACTACAGACTGTATCCCCCTCTGGGGTTGCCAAGAGGGAACCCATCAATTCCATGATATCAATTCCTTCCTCATCCTCATCCTCGTCATCTTCAATCATGTCACCAACGATCTCAACATCGGAATCAGATTCAGATTCGGATACGATTTCTCCTTCCTCAATTTCGACTTCTTCTTCAGGGGGGGAAGACATTTAATCTTGACTGAGAATTTTTGGGTGTGGAAATTTCGCATTTCCCCAAAATTATTTTCTCTGTATATAGTACAACAACTCTCACAATGGCCGGTGGTCTCATGCAACTCGTAGCTTACGGCGCCCAGGACGTTTACCTTACCGGTAACCCTGAGGTGACCTTCTTCCAGGCGAAATACAAGCGCCACACCAACTTCGCGATGGAGAACATCGAGCAGACCGTCAACGGTACTGCCTCGAACTCCGGCCGCGTGTCCGTCACCGTTGCGCGCAACGGTGATCTCGTCGGTGACATGTACGTCGAGCTCAAGGCGAAGGGCACTATCGTTCCAACCGTCGCGGGGGGCGCGAACGATGACTGCTGGGCGGCCGAGCGTGCGATTGCGTCTGCCGAGCTTTCCATCGGTGGTCAGCGTGTCGACAAGCACTACCAGCGCTGGTGGCGTCTCTACTCCGAGCTTTACCTCGACGAGTCTAAGAAGGCGAGCTGGGGTAAGATGACCTCCCCAGGTGCTGATGGTTCTAAAATCTACCTTCCCCT